CCGCACAAATATTGGGACACCCCACCCGGCTTATTTAAGTGATCAGGGTTTCATCGAGGTCACTGGGCCTGATGATAATTATAGAACCTTGCAAGGCCCATTCGGCTGGTAAGGTAACCAACGAAAGGACAAACAATGTCACAAGTACAATTAAACAGGTCGGGTGTCGTCGGACACGTCCCGGCAACCATGCTCTCCGGAGCAATGTTTTACAACTCTGCCGACGCAAGGTTGTACATCGGAGACATTAACAACACTCCGACCCTAGTCAGTGACAATCCTCTCGTGATCGCTGCACAGATCGCAACCCTGCAGCTTGTAAGCCGTGAGACTACAGTCTCAGAAACCGCACCCGTGTCCGCTACGCAGGGAGATTTGTGGTTCGACCTGTCAACATCGCAGCTCATGTTCTACACGACACAGTGGACGCAAGCCAACACCGTTGCAGTAGCTACCCAAGGGATCAACGCGGAATACCCAGTGACAACTGATGACTTTTTAAGTCACATAGTCTATTCAACCACGGACGTCGCCGAGCTGAACCAGATGACAATAATGATTGAGGCTGCTACAAATTTCGCTGAGAGATACACCGGGCGAATGTTTATTCTCCGCACCGTAACTCAGTTTTTTGACAGGTTCCCGCCATCCACAAAAAGCACCAAGCTGCCTATTATTTTGAAAGGGGGAATTAGTGGGGGCGTCACGTCTATTGATTATCTGGACAGCCTGTTTGCATCTCACAATCTACCAGCTGACAAATACAGAGTCCTCGAGCGCAATGGCCGGACCCAAATATATCCGGCACTGGGAAAGGAGTGGCCCGTCGATGTCGCCAACGAAGTTGACTCGCTGAGTGCAACCTACACTGTTGGAACACGAGCTCCGCAAGTACCCGGAGCAATCAAAATGGCGATCCTGCTAATTTCTGCCAGTCTCTGGGAGAACCGCGAAAATGAGATCGTCGGGAATAATATCAAGGCCCTGAAACCAGTGATCGCTGCAAAGGATCTCCTCCATCCATACAAGTTGAGGTGATGCCATGCGTGCTGGAAAATTAAACAACAAGGCTCAAATATTCATCCCCGCCACAGCGCAAAACTCATTCGGAGAAGTTGAGAGCACATTCGTGTCACTAGGTGTGTTTGCCTGCAGCGCCACGACTAAACCGCGCAGAGAGAGCACCACTGACGAGTCCTCAGTCTCAAAGACAGAATTCGACCTTCGGTTCAGATATTACGCGGCGCTGGCCATTCTCCCCCGGTCCGCTTATATCGTCCTCAATGGTCACACACTCGAGATCAACTCTGTGGCTAATGTCCAATTAAACAACCGCGAGATCCAGATGATCTGCGAGGAGCGATCATGATTGATATTGACCTCCGGACTCATCTCCTCGCCGATACAGCCATCAGCTCAACTGTCGCGGGTGTTTACGCCCTCCGGCTACCGCAGGACACAACCAGCAGCGCGATCGTTTATGAGATCGGTGCCGGACACAGTGCTCCTCAAATTGGGTCGATGGAAACAGTCATCAGACACACGGTGACGCTGTTCGCGTATAGCCCCAGCTATCAGACGCTGAGGGTTCTATCCGAGAACATCACCAATCTTTTAAACGGCATGACGGGACCAATGGGGTCCACCAGTGTCACCGGGTCTCAAATCGACTCGTCGATCAACACATATGAAGAAGAGCTTCAGCTCTATCGAAATATAATTAATTTAACTATTTATTCCAACTAAGGGTAAAACCATGAGCAATATCGCATCTCCTTTTCACGGTCTAGCTACCGAACTCCACATGCTGGCAGCCGCTGACACAGCTCTCGACGCCTCCACCAAAGTTGCCGAGGTTTCCTCAGTCGGTACGCTGGAGCTCTCTGCAAACATTATCGAGTACAACAAGTACGGCTCAGACTACAAGCAAAAGCTGGTCGGTCAAAAAGACTCCGGCACATTGTCTCTGACGATCAACTGGGTCGCTGGTGAAGCAAGCCACACCGCTCTCAAAACAAAATATGACAGCGGCGCCTCGCAGATTTTCGCAATCAAATGGGTGTCCGGATCTGAGAATGCCAAGGCAACTTTTACTGGCTACATTTCAGGCTATTCAATCGACACACCCGTCGAAGATGTCGTTTCTGCAAACATCGAGATCGCCATCGACGGCTCTGTCGCCTTCGCCCTCGACACTGTTTAACCACTAAAAATAAAAGTCCACCTCCGGGTGGGCTTCTATTTATTTTTAATATTTGGAGACAAAAATGCTAGATAGAAAATCAATATTTAAAGCCGTCGACCTCGACATTCAAAACGTGCCCGTCCCGGAATGGGGCGGCGACATTTGCATCCGAGGCCTAACAGCTCGAGAGCGTGATCATTTCGAGGCATCAATCGGCCAGTCGGCCAACCTTGAAAACCTTCGAGCTCGGCTGGTGGTCCTGTCAATATGCGATGAGACTGGGGAGCGTGTATTCAAAGACAGCGACGCGACAGAGCTCGGCAAGAAAAACGCAATGGTCGTCAATCGTCTGTTCGATATATGTCGGAACATGTCCGGAATGTCGGATGCTGACGTCAAGGAACTCGAAAAAAACTAAAACGAGACCCGACCCGCAGGTTTAAATTTAGACTTGCGGGCCACCTCGGGATGACCGTCCGGGAAATGGAAAACAGGTTGTCCTCTCAGGAACTTGCTGAGTGGATGGCCTACTGGACCATTGAACCCTTCGGAGCCGCCCGAGATGATTACAGGGCAGGGCTATTGGCTGCAACTGTGGCCAACTGCGCTGGCAGCAAAAAAGCTCTCCAACCGACTGACTTCATTCACATCTATTCCCAACCAAAACAAATGAGCTACATCGACCGCAGGCAGCAGCAGGCGAGCCAGATGGCTATGTTTAAAAATCTATCGGAGCAGACCAATGGCAAGACCTAAGATGTTGACCGTCAAGGTCAGCGGTCTGAAAGAGCTCGAGCAGGCCCTCAACGCTCTCGACCACGACCTCCACAAGAAAGCGCTCAAGACCGCAGGCAAGGAAGCCATGCGCCCAGTTTATACCCGGGTGCTGAACAACGTGGTCGTCGGTGAGACCGGGGGCCTGAAGTCCACAATCAAACTCACCTCGACCAGTGACGTCCGGACGCTGCGCAAGATCAGCAAAAAGGCCGCAATGGTCGCCCGGGTTTCAGCAGGTACGACAAAACGGCGCGACGGCCTAACAGGTCACCAAGCCCTCAACATCGAGTATGGACTGCACGGCAAGCGAAAGATGGCCGCACAGCCATTCATGCGCCCAGCTATCCAAGGCAAAGAGAAGGTCGTATTCATGCACTTCCGTCGATTGCTCGGCGTCCACATCGAAAAAACTGCGCGGACCCAGATGAAACGAAACCGCAGAAACGCAAAAAAACTATAAGGGAAAACAATGGCCACGATCAGCAGACTCTCTGTTGATTTGGTTGCAAACAGTGCAAGATTTCGCAAGGACCTCGAGCGAGCCTCGAAGTCTGCGGACAAGTCGTTCGGCTCCATGATGAAAAGCGCCAAAAAGGCAACCGCTGCATTTGCTGCAGTCGGTGTCGCAGCGGGCGCCATATTTATCAAATCAGCCAAGACATACGCGAATTTTACTGAAGCACTGCAGGACGTAAAGGCAAAGACGGGCGCGACCACGAAAGAGATCAACGCGCTCTCACAGTCCATGCGTGCTGCTGCAAAAGCAACCAAGTTCACAGCAACACAGACCGCCGAGGCGGGAACCTTTTTGGCTCAGGCCGGATTGAACATCACCGAAATTAATGCAGCATTGCGACCCACCCTCAACCTCGCAGCTGCCACCAAAACCTCCGTACAGAATACCGCCGACTTCATGACCAACATCATGAAGGGCATGGGCATGAGCACAGACGATCTGCAGCGTGCTGCTGACGTTCTCGCTGTAACAACTGCCAAATCAAACACGAACCTCACGGACCTCGCGACAGCTATGTCAGACGCTGCGCCATCCGCTCGCGCCTTTGGTATGTCTATTGAGCAGACAGCCTCGCTGCTGGGCGCTATGGCCAACGCAGGCATCAAAGGATCGAAGGCAGGCATCTCGCTGCGAGCCACGTTCGCATCGTTATCGTCTACAGGCAGCCTGACTGAGAAAATGCTGGCCGAATCAACTGGACAGATGACGACGCAAACCAAAGCCCTGCGCAAACTAGGCGTCCACACCCGGAACGCTGAGGGCAAGATCCGCAACCTCGTCGACATCCTGAAGGACCTGAAGGCCGCAGGCGGGAATGAAGAGGACATGATCGCGATCTTCGGTCGACGCGCTGGATCATCGATGATGCAGTTCATGAACGAGGGACTCCTCGGTGCTGACCAGCTCAAGCAAAAGCTGGACCAAGCCCGATTTGCTGCCGAGCGCATGGCTGCCACCCAGATGGACAGTCTCAATGGCGACCTGCTGCTGTTTAATTCTCAGCTAGAAGAGCTGCAGATGATAGTCGCCGAGAACGGTATCAATGACCTGTTTCGATCGATGACGCAGACTGCCACGAGTTTCATGAAGGCAATCGAACCGATCCTTCGATTCATGGCCCCAGCATTTGATGAGCTCGCAATCGTATTAATGACGATCGGCGGTGCCATTGTTATTGGCGGCATTGTCGCCCTGACATCGGCCATGATGGGACTCACTCTCGCAATGTTAGCAAACCCCATCACTTGGATCGTTCTTGGCCTCGCCGCATTAGCCGTCGGCATTTATAAGGTCGTTCAAAACATCGACGAGCTCATGGTGGGCTGGCGCAATCT